CTTTATAATAAAAATTTATATGCACAAGGCATTATCAATGCATTTGTTACTAATATAATAAATACAGGCTTAACACTTGACGCAACCCCGAGCAGTGAAATTTTAAATTTAGATGATGATTATTTAAATACTTGGTCTGAAAATGTAGAAGCGCGTTTTAAAATGTATTGCGATGATAAAAAAATGTGCGATTTTCACGGTGAGAAAACCTACGGGGAAATCCAAGCGCAACGCGAATTACAAGGATTAGTTGAAGGCGATGTATTAACAGTGTTTCATTTTGACAAGCAAAGCTTGCTACCAAAAATTCAGCTTATACAATCCGCAGCAGTGCAATCACCTTTTAATTTAAAAATCACCAATGGCCATAAAATAGATCATGGTGTTGAATTTAACAAACACGGCACAGAAGTTGCTTATTGGGTTTTAAAAAATGATGGCACATACAAACGCTATCCAAAAACTGGCAAAAATTCAGGCCGCCCAGTTGCGCATTTATACCGCCCTGGGAAAAATTTGTTAGGCCATATACGCGGAGTGCCGCTTTTAGGTAATGTATTACAATCGCTAAAAGAGATTGATCGCTTTCGTGATAGCGTACAACGAAAAGCATTAGTAAGCTCTTTTATCGCGCTTGCAGTTGAAAAAGACGCGGACACTATAACCGCAAAACCGCTTGGCGGCGCTGCTACGCGATCAAGTCATATCTCAACAAAAAACGATTATAACTTAAATTTAAAATCATTTAATCCTGGCGTGTTTATTGATGACATGCCAGCAGGCCATAAAATAAAAATGATGGGAAGTACGGGCACTGATCTTAGCTTTGCAGAGTTTGAAGCAGCAATAATAAACGCTATCGCATGGACAAAAGAGATCCCGCCAGAAGTTATAAAAAAATCATTCTCATCAAATTATGCAGCTTCAAAACAAGCCAATGCCGAGTTTTCTATGTTTTTAGACATGGAACGGACAAACATAAGCAAAGAAAACGATCACCCATTTTATGGGTTATGGCTATATATTGAAGTTTTAAAAAATAATATTACAGCAAAAGGCTTGCTTGAAGCTTGGCATAATCCTAATAAATATGCGATAAAAGGCGCTTGGTGCAGTTCGGATTGGAGCGGATCAATAAAGCCCAACGCGGATCTAATCAAAGAGGGCAAAGGCTGGGAAAAATTATGTGAGAATGGATTCGCAACGCGTAGCAAAGCAAGTAAATCATTAACAAATACAAAATATAGTACAAATATAAAAAGGCTAAAGCGTGAAAATGAAATGTTAGCAAATGCAATGCGCCCTATTTTAAATTTGCAAGCCGAATTTGGCAAAGGCCAGGTGCAAGCACTACTTGATAAAATGCCGCAGGCAGCCGCCGATCCCGATCCACAAAAAAAAGAGGCTTAAATGTATTTAGTTAACAATGAAACTTTACAAGCGATCCGCGATTTTAGCAGCTTAAAAAGCACTTTACATTTACGCGGTTATTATTGCGACGCTATAGAATTAGAAAAAAAAGCGGCGCTCAAAAAAATTGGTACAGGTAAAATTGATAAATTCGAGCAGCACCCTTTATTAACCAAAAAAGACAATATTGCCGAGCTTAGAATCAATAATATGTTGACTAAAACATTTGGTTTTTTTACTTGGATCATGGGCGGCACTGCATATAGCGACATCATAACAGCACTTGAAATAGCAGATCAAGACTCAACAATTGAGCAAATAAAAATCATTATTGACAGCGGCGGCGGCCAAGTTGCCGGGCTATTTTCTTTAATTGATATCATGCAAACTATAAAAACCCCCCTTGTTTGTTTAGTTGATGGACATTGTTGCAGCGCAGCTTATGCAATAGCCGCCCAATGCTCAACAATAACTGCAAAATCACAAGGCGAAACTATCGGATCAATTGGCATTGTCCAAGATGTTTATATTGATGATTATTTAATCAGCGTCACATCAAGCAACGCCCCAAAAAAACGCTTAGACGCAAAAACTAAAGCTGGGCGATCTGACATTCGCGCAGAGCTTGACGAGTATGAAAATTTATTTTTAGCAGCAATTGCCAAAGGCCGCCATTCAAGCATCAAAACAATTTTAAAAAAATACGGACAAGGAGCATCTAAAACTGCTATCAATGCGCTTAAAAACGGCATGATTGACAGTATCGAAAATTTCAAAAAACCCGATCCGGCGTTTGCTGGTAATTTAATCAATGCAAAAAAAGGAAATATCATGGATATTGAAGAATTAAAAACAGAGCACAGCGCCCTTTTTAATCAAGTGCTAGATCTCGGTAAACAGCAAGAAGTACAACGCGCGGCAGCTATGATCGAACTTGGCGAAGCGGCTGGCGCTCTTGATTTATCAATCGAATTAATAAAATCAGGTGCAGAGCACAGCGCAACAATCAACGCGAAATTTGCAGCCGCGCAACTTAAAAATCAAACTTTTGAGGCTATGAGCGCAGACAATGCAGACACTAGCGACATTGACGCAACGCCCGATCAAAATGTGCCCCTTGCAATAATCGATCCAACCGAGCTGGCAGCCATTCAAACAGCCAAAGATATGGGAGTAAAAATTCAATGAGCAACTTAATAAAAACAGAACTTGATTATGGTGAACTAGTTGTAAAACAGGGCAATATTGAAAGCTTTACATTTACCAGCGCCGCCGATGAAGTCTTAAAAAAAGGTGTGATCTTGGCACGCGACACAACTACACATAAACTAGTTTTATATGTGCAGGGTGGATCGGCACAGGGTAACGGTGTGCCATTAACTGTTAATATGAGCGATCTTGAAGTAAAAACAGGAGATCAACAACTGCGCGGCATGACAAGCGGCATTGTGCGCAAAGATCACTTGATAATTGCAGCAGATGGAGACGCGAGCAACGTAGGATATGCAGAGCAAGACGGCCTACGATCTTTTAATATTGATGTTATGATCGTTAACGATCAAAGCGTTATCGACAACTAGAAAAAGGGATCTTAAAATGAATACAGCAACACTAATATTATTAGCGCTTTACGAAGAAACAGCCCCGAAAGCAAATTTTTTAAGTAGCACTTTTGCAATGACACCGCGATCAGTTCACAACAGCGGAAAAGTGACATTTGATATAATCCGAGGAGGTGAAAAAGTAGCCCCGGTGGTAACATCAATTGAAGATGGCTATATCAAAGTTTCACTTGATAAAGCGACAAATAAAGAAGTTACTCCTCCAATTTTTAAGCTAAAATTCCCAATTAATTTAATGAACACCCAAGCACGCGAGCCTGGATCATCTCCTTTTGACACGCCCAACGAGATGAAAAATGCCCTCTCGAAATTTGTAGCTGGAATGCTAAATGTCACCGAACAAATTGAGCGCAATTTAGAATTACAAGCCGCGCAAATTTATCAAACTGGAAAAATAGCGTTGTGGGATGAAAACGGCAAAATCGCGTTTGCTATCGATTTTGCACCTAAAGCGAGCCATTTCCCAACTGCCGCTGTTGCTTGGGGATCTGGATCTGATAAAAAAACTCAAGATATAAACACGCTCGCAAAAGCTATTCGCAAAGATGCAAAAGCCCGGGCCGATGTTTTATTATTTGGTGAAAAAGCATGGGAAGCATGGATCAGCGATGCGCACGTTTTAGAGCTTTTGAAAAAGAACCAATACGACGCCGGGCGCTTTGAACCAAAAATGAATATGGACTCTGGCACATATCAGGGCTACATTTTTATAAACAATTATCGTTATGAAATGTGGACGTATGACGGTGTTTATGAAGATTCAAACAGCACGCTAAAATCATATATTGATGACGGCAATGTAGTTGTAATGGCATCTAATGCACGCCGCGAAAAATCCTTCGGTATGATCCCAAAAGTGGTAGCCGATGATCCGCGCTTGTCAAGTTTTGTAACTGGTAATATAACAGCAAATGGCTTGGCAATCACAACCGGGGCAACTATCGATCAAGATAATGAAAATGTTTTCGGTAAAGCTGGCACGCGCCCGATCTTATTGCCGATTGCTATTGATGCGCACGCTTGCTTAAAAACAGGAATCCAATAAAGGTTTAAAAATGACATACATTAAAAAAGCGGATCGCATTAATGATGATGATGAAATAAGCAAGCAAGATCTAACAGAAAACGCGCGGCAATATAAAACCACAGTGCCGCTACTTTTTGATCGCGTTATTTATGAAGCTGGCACATTAACTAGCGAAATAAATTACTATGCAAAAAACGAGCCACTTTTGCAAATTCATATTGAATGCGGTCTTGTTGAAGTTGCTTATGAGTCTGATTAAGCGAGTACAAAAAGATGCCCAGGCGATCATAAATTCTGATCGCTTTGGTTTTAGTTATGCGTTAACACTTACCGATCAAGCAAGTATTGAGCATAAACTAAAGGGCATTATGTCAATTATTCATAACCTTGTTGATCCCGACACAGGCCAACCCGTGTCTGGTTTTTTGGCGACCGTGTCAATAAACGCGGCCGATCTATTTGCTAAAAATATTAAAATCCCGGTAGGTGAAATGAGCAGCGCGGCGCGGCCTTGGCTTGTAAGTTATATTGATCAATTTTTAAGAGTTATCGAGATGAAACTAGTTAGATCCGCACCAGATTTAACTAATGGTAATATAATTTGCGATCTTGAACATTACCAGCGCATGACCCCGGCAGTGATCGGATCGCCTGGTGTTAGTGTAACAGAGGGTGTGATAAATAGCGCAAGTGTCAAATTGCAAATTGTTGATAAAAACCCTGGCGAAGCATATTTTCAACCATCGATCATGAACGGCACATACGGCGCAGCAATAATTACAAAAAACGGCCAGTTTACTTATAATTTGCACGCAAAATTAGTGCAAGGCTTGGCACTTGGCGCAATAATCACCGATAATTTTATCGTAAAATCAATCGATGGCACTATAAAAAATATTGTAGTTATAATTCATGGTAGCAACGATAAGCCAATTATTCACGCGATCACAGCTCAATCAGCAGTTGAAAAAGGCGCAATTATAACTGGTCAAATTATAGCCACTGATCCAGATTTTAGTGACTTACTGACCTACTCGACAGCAAAAAAATACCCAGGATTTATTTTAAAAAATGACGGCAGTTATACGTTTGATCCAAGCGATCTCGCTTATCGTCATATAGCAAAAAACGCGACAGAAATACTAACAATACCAATTATTGCAACAGACACAAATAATTTAACAGATATTAGCGATCTAGTAATAACAGTTCATGGCATAAATGAAGCTCCAACTAATAGCGACTATGTAACACTACCGAAAATCATCAAAAATACGCCGCGCACTTTTACAGAAGCGCAATTTTTAAGCAATGCTAGCGATATCGACAGTGGCGATATTTTACAAGTAGCATATATTAGCGTAAGCCACGCGCAAGCAACAGATCCAGATAAAAATCGCCTTATTCATGTCACGCCTAATTCTGGCTATTTTGGTAAAGTGCAATTTTCATATTCAATAATAGATCAACAAGGCGGTCTAATAAATACGCGAGCAAATAGTTTTATTGATGATATTGCAAGCCCGGCAGTTATCACCGCGCCAATTATAAATATAACAGCTTATTCATATATGGTTATTTATGCATATTTAATTATTACAGATGCCAACGCCGGCGAAGCTTTTTTTATACCAGGTCATATCAACGGAAATTATGGCAGCGCGGATCTAGACAAAAAAGGATCATTTGTTTATCGTGTTGATAACGCAGCAATAAAACATATCAAAAAAGGCGTAACAGTTATCGATCATATTATAGTTACATCTATTGATGGCACTGCAAAATCCGTGCCAATTAATATCACAGGGGTTAATGATCGCCCAACCATGGATCCTATCGCGCCTATATTTTTAATCAAAGGAGCGCCAATTTATCACGGCAAAGCAACAGCAACAGATGCAGATGATGATGCAATCCTTACATTTTCAACTACATCAAGCGCTCCTCAATTTAACATAAACACTGATGGAAACTACACTTTCGATCAAAGCAAACATAATTATGATTGGATGACACCAGGACTCAGTTCGGAAACTCACATTCCAATTGTCGCAACTGATGAACATGGTTTAGCAGCTAATGCTGTAATAGTAACAATAACCGTTACTTATCCGCTGCCTACTCCTGCGCCAAAAACCATGATCGGAGCCGCCAAAAAACATGATCAACAAGGTAAAAAATGAGCATTAAATTATTAACGCAACTTGTGCCTTTTTCATCAAATACGCAGCTAGTTATTAATAAAATAGCTGAGATTTTAATCTATGAACTAGAAAACCAGCAAAAAATGGCAGCACTTATCGGCAATGACGCAGATGATTATAATATCCGCGTATACACCGACAGATCAGACCCATTAGATCAATTTAAAGACGACAAAACCGCGCTAGTAAATGTAGAGCTTGCCGATAATATCGTTGATCTCAAAGCAACCGCAATTTATGGGCGGCAGCATGAAAGCGTCACAATTAATTTATATATTTATGCACTGGGACAGGCACGCGAGACAACAACCGGGCATATCCCAGCCGATTATGACGCTTCACAAAAAGTAAAAAAAGTGCGCAATGTTATCAACCGCATTTTACGTGCTGATATTAACAGCAATTTGCAGCTAAATAGGCATATAGTTAACAGCGTTATTATTGATTCCGCGCAATATTTAACCCCAGATTTTAATAATAGAGAATATGGATCGATTGTTGCAATGCGCATTGCTTTACGCTGCAATGTGATAGAAGAGCCGCTTATTAATTTTGGAGTTAAGCTTGAATCGATAGTGATCGATATTGAAAAAGATACAACTGGGCGCGTTTATACAACGCTAGAATACACCACTTAATTAAAAAAGGATCATAAAATGGCACTTGCAAATTCAAGCCGCGCGGCAGCGGTAAGTATCGACACAAGATACAAAAATTATAATCTCGGAGCTGTTTATTTTTTGCAACAACGTATAGCAGTACTCGCGCAAGGAGCAGATGCAACAAGCTATTCACTGGAAAAATTTGAAGCGACAACTCATCAACAAGTGGGCGACAAACTAGGGTTTGGATCGCCGGCGCATCTTAGCGCACGCGAACTTTTACCCGACAATGGAGACGGAGCACTTGGCGCAACGGTCACGATTTACCCCCTTGAAAATATGCAATCAGCTTTGGCAGCCGATGGCGCGATCACCCCCGTTGGCAAGCAGCTCAAAAACGCGCAATATGTAGTGATGGCAGGTGGCATAAAATCCAACCCTTTTACAGCGTTTAAAGATGAAGAGCCAGCGGCAATAATTCCCAAAATTGTGACGGCAATTAATGGCGTTTTAAATATGCCAATTATTGCTTATGATGACACAACAAGTGTTAAAATTAGCGCAAAAACCAAGGGCGAACTTGGCAATGATTTAAAAATAAAATTGTTTGGAATTGAACAAGGTATCGTGTTTACAGTTACAAAAATGGCCGGCGGTCTTGTTAATCCAAGCGTAATTACAGCTCTCGATCAAGTTGGTGGCACTTGGGAGACGATAATAGTTAACACACTGGGCGAAAGCGCACATGATCATCTGCAAATTTT